TGCAAACTTAACTAACTTAGTTGATAATGTATTCTCTATTCATCGTAACAAGGCAAGAGAAGAAGAAGTGCTAAATGGTAGTTTAGATACAGAGTTAATGAATCAACCACCATGTAGTGTGTACTTATTAAAACAAAGACATGGGAGAGGTATAGAGACTCGTTGGGGTTTTGGATTTAAGCCTGAGACATTCTCTTATACAGAGACATGGTAATGATGATTAAAGACTTCATTAAAGAAGTTAAGAAAACATTTGGAGAGGGTGTAGAGTTTAAGGCTACATCTAAAGATGGACAAACATATAGGAGTAAAAACTATGACAAAATTGATGCTGAAATCAAAAAAGGACGTGGAACAAATACAAAGTCTTTGTGGTAGTTTAGACTTCAGTAAGACTTGGGAAGTGGTAGTAAAGGAATATGATTATGGTAGGTCAAATGCTCAGAATAAAAGGTATTGGAAGTTAATAAGTGAGCTAGGTAGTTACTTAGGTTATTGTCCTGAAGAGGTACATAACATGATGAAGTATAAATATTTATCATACAAGGAAGACTTGTTAGGAGATGAGATAACTGTTGTGCCATCTACATCTGACTTAACGATTAAAGAGTTTCTTGAATACCAATCAACTGTAGAGAAGTTTGCTATAGGTTTAGGATTTAAATTACAGGGAGAATATTAATGAACTATTTATCTGTGTGTAGTGGTGTTGAAGCTGCATCTGTAGCATGGAAAGGATTAGGGTGGAATCCTCTGGGGTTTAGTGAGATAGAGAAGTTTCCATCAGAAGTATTACAGCACCATTATCCCAATGTGCCTAACTTAGGGGATATGAATAACTATAAGGAGTGGAATTTTGGAAAAAGATCAGTTGACCTTGTCGTTGGGGGAACACCATGTCAATCATTCTCAGTCGCTGGACTCAGGAAAGGAATGGAAGACCCAAGAGGCAATCTTGCCCTCACATTTTGTGCAATTCTTGATAAATTTAGACCCAAGTGGTTTGTTTGGGAAAACGTGCCAGGTGTCCTCAGTAGTAACAAAGGACGAGACTTTGGCTCCTTCCTCGGAGCGGTGGCTGAACTCGGGTATGGTGCATCATACAGGGTGCTTGACGCTCAAAACTTCGGAGTCCCACAAAGACGGAGAAGAGTCTTTGTTATCGGACATCTTGGAGACTGGAAACCTAGCGCAGAAGTATTATTTGAGCCAGAAAGCTTGTCAAGGCATATTGAGGAGAGCAGAAAAAAGAGGAAAGACACTCCCAGAGACTCTACGCTTGGCATTGACACAAGTGGCCCACTCGCAGCCAGAGACTACAAAGACATGGGAACAGATGGGTTGAATAAAACATCATCAAAAATGATCCCTACAACCGCTCATTGTTTGCAGACAACAAGTAATGACTATTCAAGAGCTGATGGTTTTAATATGATACCTGAGAAATCAGACACTTTAATGGCAAGAGATTGGAAAGGGTTAAGTGTAGATGATATTCATAACAAAGCTATTGTAGAGGTGTTTGAAAATCATGGCACAGATAGTAGAGTAAAAGAAATGGGTGATACTTGTAGCACAGTAACAGCAAGATGGGGTACTGGGGGTAACAATGTTCCTTTTGCTTTAGCTGAAAACACTATAGGAAGACAGCCTCTTAACGGAGGTAATGGTGATGGTTTTACAGAGAAAGGCCCTATGTACACATTAAATGCAACAGGAGTGCATGGTGTTGCACATGGGTTTGAACCAGGCATTGCAAAGAGGGAGGGTAATCCATCTAGGTTTACAGAAGAAAAGTCTCCTACTTTAAGAGCTAACATGGGAGACAATCAAGTAGCAATAGCAAAGCAAATGGCAGTAAGAAAGTTAACACCTATTGAATGTGAAAGGTTACAGGGTTTTCCTGATGACTACACTAACATCAAGGAGAATTGTCCTGATGGTCATAGGTATAAGGCAATGGGTAACAGTATGGCAGTACCTGTAATGAGATGGATAGGCGAACGTATAAACAACTTTAAAGGAGGTAATTATGACACAGTATAGTAAAGTAATGGTAATTGGTGACATGCACATTCCGTATCACCATAAGGACTCTATGGCATTTCTTAGAGCGTTAAAGAAGAAGTATAAAGGGTTTGATCTGGTAGTTAACATAGGTGATGAGTTAGATCAACACGCTATCAGTATGCACGATAACGACCCTGATTTACCTAGTGCTGGTGATGAGTTAAAAATATCTAAGGTTTATGTTAATGAACTAGAAAAGATATTCCCGGATATGACTTTAGTTGACTCTAATCATTCATCGTTAGTATATAGACGAGCATTGAAGTATGGTTTACCTAAAGCTTATCTTAAACACTATAACGAGTTCTTAGGGGTAGGAAATGGTTGGAAGTGGGTTCAAGACTTAACTATTACTCTTAACGATGGTTCTAGGTGTTTCTTTACTCATGGTATGTCAGCTAATGTATTAAGTGTAGCTCAGAAGTATGGTATGCACACAGTGCAAGGACATTACCATAGCAAAGCTAGTATTCAATACTTTAGCAATCCAGACAAATTAGTATGGGGAGCGCAGACAGGATGTTTAACTAACCAAGATTCAATGGCATTTAGTTATGCTAAGAACTTTAAGGATAGATTCATTATGTCATCTATTGTTATTGTTGATGGTCAGCCTAGAATACATCCTATGGTAATTAAAGATGGGAAATGGATAGGGAAGATTGTGTAATGGCTACTAAAGCAGAAAAGTTACATATGCAAAAGATGGTTGAGTTTGGGTGTGTAGTTTGTAGGTGGTATTGTGAGGAGGATGACTTACCACCATGCAACATTCACCACATCAGAGACCACACTGGTATGGGTATGAAAGATGCAGACATGATACCTTTATGTCATACTCATCATCAAGGTAAAATGGGTATACATCAGATAGGTAAGAAAACATGGGAAGATAGGTATGGAACACAGCGTGAATTACATAAACGTTTAATGGAGGAGTTATGAAAATAGAACTAGAAAATTATCAGTATCATGAAGGAAGTGAATTAAGGAAACAGGTAGGTGGCGACCATTATTCTAAACTAGCCATTCAGCCTGTTGAATATATAAACAAAAACAATCTGTCTTATTTACAAGGTAATGTTATTAAGTATGTTACCCGTTACAAAGACAAAAATGGATTGCAAGATTTACAAAAGGCAAAACATTATATAGATATGTTAATTGAATTAGAGGAAAAATAATGGCTTACAGTAAACAAGTATTAGACCACTACGAGAATCCTAGAAATGTAGGATCATTGGATAAATCTGACCCTAACGTAGGAACAGGGATGGTTGGCGCACCAGCTTGTGGAGATGTCATGAAGTTACAAATTAAAGTATCTGAAGACGTAATTGTAGATGCTAAATTTAAAACTTATGGTTGTGGAAGTGCTATAGCATCATCATCATTAGTGACAGAGATGCTTAAAGGTAAAACATTAACCGAAGCGCAGAATATTAAGAATACAACTATAGTTGAAGAGTTAGCATTACCACCAGTAAAGATTCATTGCTCTGTATTGGCGGAAGATGCAATTAAAGGAGCAATAAAGAACTTACAGGATAAGCATAATGAAACTAAGTGATAGTGCAGCAACTAAGATTAAAGACTTAATCATAGATGAGAATAAGCCAGGTCTAATGCTAAGAGCTTATGTTCAAGGTGGTGGTTGTTCTGGTATGCAGTATGGATTTACTTTTGAAGAGAAAGCTAGTGATGATGATACTAGGATAGAGAAAGATGGTATTGTATTATTAGTTGATCCAATGAGTATTCAGTATTTAAATGATTCAGAAGTAGATTATAAAGATGGACTACAAGGTTCTGGATTTCAAATTAGCAATCCTAGTGCTAAAGCAACATGTGGTTGTGGAAGCAGTTTTGCTGTATAACTAAAGGAGATATAAAATTATGAATGTAGAAAGATTAACAAAGAGATTAGGTGTACATAAAAAAACACTCAAGATACCAACAAAGCATATGACTGCTGT